ATGGATGATAAATTTCTCGCCCTTAAAACAGATCAGTCTTTGCTGAGTGACCTTCGCAGTGCGGTTGAGCATAAGCCTTCTCAAGAGGAACTCGCGGCACAGAAGGTTTCGTTCGTCTATGGCTTCATGAAAACGAGCAGTGGCATCACTCGCGAACAGGTTCGAAACTTAGTTGCCGGGGTCGGCGCTTGATCGTCTTTGACTTGGTCGGGAACAATGAAAACGACCCGGTCTATCAAACGCTAACGATGGAGAATGGGGCGCGGCAATACGACTTTCTAAAGTCTGTTGTCGAGGCAGCGATCAAGCTCGGGCGCCCCTTTCTATCGACCCAAGTCATCAAGTCGCTGAATTATCATGCGATAGCTTGCCTTCACCCGTACGCTGGGGAATTCAGACCCTGTCAAGTGTACGTGGGTCCCCACACACCTCCAGCCGAGTATCGCGTTCAAGCGTTGATGGATGACTTTGTCAATTTCGTCAATCTGAACCTGCAGTCCGCGGACCCGGTAGCTTTGGCCGCTTACGTACTCTGGCGATTTAATTGGATCCATCCGTTCATTAACGGGAATGGCCGCACTGCTCGCGCGGCGTGCTACTTCATCCTCTGCATCAAGGCAGGCGCTTGGTTGCCCGGCAATGTGATCCTTCCGGAATTGATCAAACGGGAGCGGCAGAAATATCAATTGGCCCTTCGAGTTGCTGACGCCACCAACGGCGGTGACCTGAGGCTCGTTCATGCGCTGTTAGCAGACCTCCTTCACGAACAGATACACGGCGCTGCTCCGGCCTCTGGTGGGGCTTGGGCAGCCGTTGCCCCACCAGAGGCGGAACCGGCGCAGCCGGGCGATGGACAAGGAGCGCCAGGTGGCGCACCGGCTGCCGATCCGGCGCCCCCCGCTGCCGCGTAACTAGGTCCATTCTATTCAACCCAGTTTAATGATTGACCCAATCACCCTACCGGCCAATTGCGCCGTAGGGTGTTTTGTTTAATGCGCTTCCCTGCCGCACTTCCAGACATACGCCAAAGCACATAGACTGTACATCCATACAGTATCTTGAGTTTGCTGTGACTCTTCCGCCGTTCATCCCTCCAACGCTCGCCGAGCTGCGCGAGTGGTATCAGCTGTACAAGCAAAACACGGATGTCTGGCGCCTGATTATGGAGGTGCAGCATTCGCGCGAAACGCTGGCCCACCTGAACGTTTTACTTGCTCAAACCGCGCGCGCCGCCCGCCGGGCCGAGTTCGGCCGACTCACCGGCGAAGATGCCCCGCTGCGCGACGCGTGCGCGGTTGTGGAGGCAGAGCTGTTCCGCATTGGCCCGGTCGGCGGCAAAGGGCGGAAATACCAGCCGCCGGCGAGACTCACCGAGGGTGCCGCCGGCTTCGACTTCGATCCGGATGATCCCGTCGATCGAGCCGCATTCCTCATTGCGCGCGGCCACCAGAACCGCCGGTAGCCGCCGCACTCTGTCGCAGCTACCATTCTTCGTACAGATCAGCGACACCCGGGCGTCGCCGGGCGGATAGCGCAGACATATGCCTGCAGCGCCTTCACTTTGCTGATTTCGTTGTCGTCGTCTCCGGCGACCCTGAAAACGCGCTCCGCAACCGCTCGGTCGAGGTCTGCGTAGGTGGCGGCACCATTGCCCACGCCGGCGGCGCCGGGAGCTCCGGCTGCGTCGTTGCCACCGGCTGCAGAACAGTTGGTGACGGCGACCCGCACGCGCTCAGTGCCAGCAGCGAGAGCAGCGCGGTAATTGCGATTGTCCGTTTCATGTGCGTCCTTCTCCTTCGTGATTTGAGCATCCGCCGCGGAAATCGCCGCTTCAGCTTTGTTGTGCGCGTCGATTGCGCGCTGCTCGGCGTCGAGCGCCGCCTTCGAGATCGCGTTCAGGTCGCCGGCGTGCCGCTCGTTATCCTTCGCGTGAGCAGCCTGCTCGGCGAGCAGCTCGCGGTTCTCGTACGTATAGGCGCCGCCGGCGCCGATAGCGATGCCGAGCACGCCGGCGGCAATGCCGGTGATGAAATATCCGTTCATTGCATCTTCCCTTCGCAGATGGCGCGTTCGGTCGCGCGCCGTTTCACAAGGCCCGGCAACTGGCGGCCGCCGGCATACGTCCAGCGCGACAGCTCGGCGCATGCGCCGGCATAGTCGCCTGCCCTCACCTTCCTCGCCATCGTCGATCCGCAATACGCAGTGGCGCCGACGTTGTACGCGAAGTCGACGAAAGCAACGCGCTGATACCAGGTCATCGCCGCGAGCGGCGTGCATCGGTCAACATCCTGCGCATGCTCGGCGAGACGCAGCTCGAGGCGTTGCTCGCACTCCTGCGGCGTGAAGCGCTGGCCTAGCTTCACGTTTTTCGTGTCGCCCATGCACGCCGTGACTATTCCAATCGGGTCCGGAGCGGCGACGAGCACCGTACCCTCAAACTTCGGCACGATGGTGATGAGCGCCGCCGCCGCGGTCGCGCCCACAATCGCCGCGAGACTTTTCTTGCCCGGACGCGCCATCATTCCTCCAGTGACGATTGATGCAGATAGGCCAGCACGAGCCCCACGGCGCTGATTGCGAACGGGACCGACAACACGATCCACACCGGCAGGCGGTCGATCCACGCCTCGGGCAGCGCCGACCAGACGCCGCCAACGAACGAAACAGCCGTAGACGCGATCAGCGCGCGCACCGAGTTGCGCCGGTGGGCGCTACGCCAGTAAGAGACCGGCTTCATGAATTCACCTTTGACTTGAAAAATGCCCACAGCGCGAGGCCAAGCATCACGGCCAGCGCCCATACGCCTTTCTTCGCGAGCTCCACGCGCAGGTCCTGATAAAACTTTTCGCGCGCCTCCAGCTTCTTGATGACGGCCTCGTGGTAACGACGGTGGCCGTCCCAATCGCCTCCCGGAAACGCATCATGCAAATCGTCGACGCGGCGAATGACCTCTTCCACCTTGCGGTCCGTCACCGCCATTTGCGTGATGTTTTCGGAGTGGCGCTGGCTCATGTCGTCCCGCAGGCCGTTGAGCGCCTCGACGATTTCCCTGTTTCCTTCCATTCGCGCCCCGGAAATGAAAAAGCCGCCCGATGGCGGCCAATAAAAAAGCCAGCTCGAAGGCTGGCTTTGCTTGATGCTCGACTGGTTTTACGTCCCTGTCGCTGATGCTCCGCTCGCTGCTGCGGGCGTTGCTACCGATTCTTTGTAACCTGCTGCAATCGAGTCGGCGACCGACTGAACCTGGAGATTTTGCAGATATGCATCAGGTGTTCGGCAGTCGGCTCCCAAGTGAGCTAGGTCGGATGAAGAAATCGCATTTCCCGACGTATCAAATGCAATGCTTAACGGTATCTGACCAATGATGCGGATTGGTGCCCCGTTGTTGAGCGCCCTTGCAAATGCATTGCCAAGGCCGAACGACGCGGAATACTGGGTATCACATGTTTGGATCGGCGCGACAGCAAAAACCGCTTTACCCGACACAGCTGCACGCTGCGAAAATACCGTCAAATCTTGGACGAACTGACTGATCGCAACCTGCTGCGCCGGATCTCCTGACGGGGTAGCCATATCGTCAAGCTGAAAGTTGACTATCATCCATTCGCTTGGATCGGTCTTGAACTGGTCCGGCGTCGGCGGCAGACCGTTGTCTTGGCCCATGACTATCTGGTGCAGCGTCGTACCATCCATAATCTGCGCGGTGACCGTCGCCGTCACGCCGCGCGCGGCGAGGGCGTCCTGAAGCGTTTGCACCGTAGCTTGCGCATCCGATGCGCCGGCGGCCGACGTGGATGCAGCCTGCGCCACCGCGGCCAATTGCGCATGGGCCGTCGCGCCGGACGCGGCCGATACAAGCGGCTTGCCGTACATGGAGATAGTCAGCGCCTTGGCTGCGGGCTGAGCATCGCTGCTGCCGCCGCCACACGCGACGAGAAATACTGCGGCCAGTCCGGCCGCCACCATCATTCGAATCATCGATTCCCCCGTTAGGTTGTTCTTCGTTTTTGACTTACAAAAGTTTACACGGAGTTTTCCGCTTCAGGAAACGATCTCAGCCCCAGCGAATGCGAAGCGATTCGCATAGGTCGGCGTGCCGTCGCCGTCCGGTGCCGCTGCGGCCAGCTGCTGCTCCGCGTATGAAAACGCGCTCTGGCCATCTGGCGGCAGCCCGTCAACAACGATCTGCTGCGTGTAGATCGGCATCTTGCCCGCGGCCTGCATTTCAGCATTGAGGTACGAGGCGACTGAAACCGAGGTGTTGTTTCCCTCCTTGTCGAGCGTCACCTGTTTCGCTACGTGATAGCTTGCAGTGGCGCCGGTGGCCGGCGTCACGTAGTCTTTCTGCAATGGCATTGCCTTCTCCCGTTTAAAGATTGCTGAGGTCGATCGCCATGAATCGCCAATCGAATTGAGAACCGAAGTTCACATCGTTGCCAGGATGCGACGTGTTTCCGACCTGGTAATAGTTGTAGTTGAAGTTCACAACGTTCCCGGATGTCTTCAGTGCGCTGATGTTGTACCAGCCGTTGTTTGTGCCGCCGGTGGGACTGGAAACGAAAGCCGTGCCGATCGCAGCGACACCGATCTTGCTCACCGACGGATAGGACCATGAATACGTGCGTTGATCGACGTGAGCCCATTGTCCCCATCCCGGGCCTGCATTGTTGATGTTTCCGGACTGGGTGCCCACGATCCGCGCGAGTCGTTGGCGAGCGTCCGCAACAAGGTTGCCGCCAGCGTCGAAAACCTGAAGGCCGTAACCTGGACCGCCTGGAGCTGCAGCGGACGATTGATCGAAAACATAGACCGTAATGGTGGCGGGCGTATCCGACCATACGCGCACGCTCCACGTGTTCGAGCCTTGAGACATGCAGCGCTGAATCGTCGCGAAGGCGTTCGGACTGTAAAGACATACCAGCGGAGCAACGGCGGTGATCGTAAAGTCGACCAAGTTTGCGCGCAGCGTGTATTGGGTTCCGGCATTCGACTTTCCAGCTGTCATGTCGCCGCCAGCGGTCGTGACAGAAAACTGCTGCCGGAGGGCGTAGTTCTGCGTCGTGCCGTCGATCTGGACAAGGCCTGTGTCCGTCCATGCCTGAAAGCCGGCAGTCATCAGCTTGCCCCATAAAATAGAATGCCGGTCTGATAGATGTCGTATTGCGAACTGTTCTTTGGAGCATACGACCAACTCAGAATGCCCGTGCTGGGGTCAATCGAAAACCTGGGCGTGATGACGCCGCCCGACAGATAGCCGTCCCCACACGTGTTATCCGGCTGAAACGACACGAAACCTCCCTGCATCAAACGGGCATCGGCAGGAAGGATTCCATTGTTCCCGTTCATAACTTGGAAGCCAATGATCCGCATGACCCGGTACGACGCATCTAGAATCAGGTTGCCCGACGCGTCCCACACCTGCAGGCCGGCCGCCATTACCAGAGCCCCAGGCGCACACGCAATGTCCCGTTGTTGTCGTAGACCAGCAGCGTCGAGTCGCTCAGCGTCAGATAGCCGCTTCCACCATTGGCGCCGTTCATCGTGAGCGTGCCATTCTTGTCCAACTTCCAGCGCGGCTGGCCGTTGGCGCCGAGAGCTGTCGACTGGATAACGTCGCCGATCATCGCGTTCTGGATCCAGCCCGTTCCGATAAGCGCCTGGCTGATGAACACCTGCCCGCCCTGTACCACGAACGGCGCGCTCACCGCCCCGCCGTTCGGGTCCAGGACAGCAAACCGGCTCGCCGATACCAGCACCTGCGACTCGACGACGCCGCTCGTGTTGTCCACGCCGACGCCAATGCCGGCAATGTACGTCCGGCCGTTCGCGGTGATCTGCGTCTTGATCTGGTAGGACGCGGCGACGCGCCCGTTCAGGTCGGCATATGACTGCGCGACGGTCTGCACCGCTGCGGTGTTCTCGTCGGCCTGCGCCTGGATGGTCGTGATCTGCGAGGCCTGCGCGCTGTCTGCGTCGATGCGCGCCTGCGTTTCTGTCTGAACCGTCGCCAGAAGCGTCGTTTTGGTCGACGTGATCTGTGCCGTGGTGGTCTCGATGTTCTTCGCAAGCGCGAGGTCGGCCTCGGCGCGTGCCGACTGCTCCGACCATACGCCGGCGTAGACCTCGGTCGAGCCAGCATAATCCTCCGTGCTGCCCGCCATCGCAGGAATGAGAATCTGCGCCGACACCTGGTCGAGCCGGTCGGAGAGTGCCGTATCGCCTTCGACGCGCGCCGACTGCTCGGTGCTGATCGCCGCGGCGTTTTCCTCCACATCCTGCTGCAGATCGGGGATCAGTTCAATCGTCGATAGCAGGTCCGCGCCGAGCGACGTCTGCGTGATGTGGCCGGCGAAGTAGGCTTCATACTCGGTCTCGTCGCTGCTGCTCTGCCCGTTCACGCCGTCGCCGGCGGGATACCACGGGCCGATGTTGCCGGACGTGTCGACGAGCCTCGCCCAGAAAAAGAACGACTGGCCAGCGGCCAGGCCCTGATATGAGGTGGCCGCCTGCGGATACGCGAAATCGGAAAACTTGATCGCATCCGCGAGCGCATTCGTGCGGCTGTACCAGATCTCGGTGCGCTGCGTGTCGCCGGCGGAGCCGTCTGCCGGGAACGTCCACTTCAGATTGATCCCGAACACGATTGATTCGGTCGTGAGCGACGTCACCTGCGGCGGCGGACTGGTCTTGCCGGTGAGTGCCGTATCGACAGAATAGGCGGGAATTGACGTGACACCCATCGGGTTGACGGCCCTGACGCGCGCCGTGTATGTGCCCTGATAGATGCCGATCACCTCCGCCTGCAGGCCGCCCGTCGCATTAACCGTGACCCACTCGCCGTTATCTTTCCGCCACTCGGGCAGATACGAAACTGCGCTCGGCGCCGCATCCCATGCGATCACCATCACGGTCTTCGAGATGCCCTGGTCGATGACCGAATAGGTGGACAGGGTGACATTCGCGGGCGGCTGCTGTGCCGATGGCGGAACAACCGTGACCGGTCGCACCTGAATGGCCGCGCCATTGTCGATCGCGTCGTACTTGCCCGGCTCGTACTGCGTGGCGTTGACGGTGTAGGTGATCTGCCCGTTGTCGTCGCCCTCCTGCACGCTGACCACGCGGAAGAGTTGCGATGCGAGGTCGGCGCTCTCCAGCATCCACACGGCGCCGGGAACAGGAGGCGTGGAGAATCCCGCTGCCACCGTGACCGTGTCGCCATCGACGCCGGATACCGTTTGCTTCCCGGCGATGCCCGTCGGCAAAATCACCGTAAGCGTATCGCCGGCCGCAACCGCTGGCGCCTTGTCGAGGGTGATATTGCGGCCACTGACAGCGCGCATGCGGCCGCCCATGCGCCTGCCAGCCTTCGCCGGATCCGCGACCGCGATGATCTGGCCCGGCGCGCACACCGTGCCGTCGAGCCCGACCTGAAACGATACCGTGTTCGTCTCATAGCGGCTGGTCAGCAGCGTCCACAATCCAACCCGGTGCGCCTGCCCCTGCGAAGTGACGGCGAACGCGGTGATCTGCGCCTTGACGACGCCGTAACGCGCAATGCCGTCGTCATCCGGCACATACTCGACAGCCTGCTTGTAGCCGTTCGCCGGGTCATTCCAGCTGATCAGCGCGACGGTGTAGCGCGTCTTGCGCTCCGAACCGACGTACTGGAATTTGCCGCCCACGACGTTCGCCGCCGTGTACACGTAGACCGGATCGGACGGCATATCGGCGCTCGCGACCACGGAGCCCGGCCCCCAGTACGCAATGCCACGAAACGTCGTCGCCAGATCCTGCAGCACCTTGTACGCGTCGGCCTGTGACTGGATGACGGCGTTGCACGTGAAGCGCGGCTCCTGACCGCCCTTACCGTCCGCCACCATCACGTCGCAATACTGCGCGATGGCGTAGAGCCCCCACTTGTCGACCATCGACGCATCAATGCGAGCGCCGAGACCGTACCGCGTGTTCAGCACGAGGTCATAGAAGATCCACGCCGGGTTGTTCGACCATGCGGTCTTGAACGTGCCATCCCACGCGCCGGAGTACGTGCGCGCCTCCGGATCATAGTTCGACGGAACACGGATCAGCAGGCCCTTGATGTCGTAGGCCCGCGTCGGCACCGAACTGAACGACTGGGCATCGAACGACAGGCCGAACAGCGCGCTCATCGGGTACCGCAACTTGCGGTCGATGATCTCGGTGATCGCCTCGATGTTGATCGTGTCGGCGATCAGCGAACTGTGGGCGTTCGGCGTGATGCGGCGCACACGCACGAGCCAGCCGGTGGCCGCCGGCGGCAGCTCGATGCGCACGCTTCGCTCGTAGAGCGTCGTCGTCTTGCCGTCGAACGCGCCGGTCACCACCTGCGCATATGAGCCGCCATCGGTCGCCAGATCGATCGCATACTCGACGCGATAGCCCGTGACGTTCCCGGTTGTGGAATCCGATTTCTGGAACGCCGGCAGGCCGAACCGGATGCGCACGGCGGTGAGCTGCGTGTTCTCGACCTGCCGCACCCACGGCGTATCCGACGTCAGCGGCACGCTCACCGCATCTTCGTTCTCGACCGCAGGGAACCCAGACATATAGGTCTGATCCTGCGTGCCGAGCCGGTAGTCGATGCTGTAGTTCGAGAAGTTGCTCGACCCGTCGCCGTTGATGATCGGCGTATCGTCGAGATAGACGGATTGCAGGCCATTCACCAGCCCGGCTATCGGCCCTTCCGACACCAGATCGAGCACGCGCGCATAAGCGATCGAGTGCAGGCTATCCGGCGACTCGCTGGGCGAACCGCCCGAGCCACCACCCTTCGAACCTTGAATGCGCATGCTTATGCCTGATCTTCGGCGTAGATACCGGAGCTGATGACTTTCGAGCCAACGCGCACGCGGCCATAGACGAGCGGGACCGGCTCGCCTTGTGCCGAACTGTTGACCGGGCCATTGAAGTAATACGACGTGCCGTTATCCGGCCCGGTGCCCGCGAGACCGGCCGTCTGCGGGCTCAGCATCTGCATGACGCCGCCGAGCGCGAGCGACGCGCCGAGACCGATCAGCGCCCCGCCGCCGAATTCGCTGGTGACCACGCCGACCACCACGAGGGCGGCGCCGAGAATCGTCTGGAACAGGCCCGCGCTCTTGCTGCCCATCAGCACCGGCGCAATGCGGATTTCCTCGCTGCCGACCGGGTACTCGAGTTCTTTCTCGTCGAGATTCCTGCGGCCGGAGAAGACCGCGAACGTCAGCCCGTTGTCCTTCGCGTTCATCAGGAATTTCTCGAAACCCGGCACCACGACGCACAGCGCACGGATCGCCTCGCGCGTCGATGACACGGCGAGCCGATGGACGCGGCCGAAGCGGGTCCCCGCGACGCCATAAAGGCGTACGGTTCTGAGTGTTTCGCTCATTGCTTAGCCCTGGTATCGAAGGACCGTGCGCAGGCTGTGCGCCCACATGCCGCCCCAGACGGTGCGGCCAGAAAGCTGCCCGTACATGTGGTGCAGCAGAACGTTGTTGCCGAGGTAGACGCCGGCGTGATTTGGCACGCCGTTCCTGCTGCGGATCTGCATCAGCAGCACGTCGCCCACTTCGAGCGCAGCGTCCTGCCCCATGTCGGCGAAGCCGGCCTTCCCGAAGTTGTCGAGATAGAGGTTCGATACGCCGTCATCCCACCAGTTATCCGGACGTTCGAAATCGGGCAGCGTCACGCCGCGCTCAAGTTGGTAATAGCTGCGGATCAGGTCGTAGCAGTCGTGCACGCCATGCACGAACTGACGGCCGATCAGCGGCGCGATATAACCGCTCGGGCCGAACTCAAACCAGTCGTCGAGCGCGATCGACCCGTCGCCCTGCACGCCAAGCGACACGATCACCCACCTGTCGATGCCGCTCTGCTCGCATGTTTTGCGGTCGGCGCCGCTCGGGCGCGCCGACGCGCCGGGATGCGAATGCACCACCGCGACGATCTGGCCCATGTCCTCGGCGCGCGCGTAATCTTCGGGCGCCATGCTGAAGTCTTCCTGCGGGCGCGCCGCGACGTTGCGACACGGCACATACGTTTCCGCGCCGTCGCGCAACACCACGAGCCCGCAGCACTCGCGCGGGTATTCCGCGAGCGCGTGTTCCGCGATCGCGTTCCGGGTCTGCTCGTTCATCAGGAAAGGGTGTCGCTGAGGAATCCGCCCCACGGGAGCGGCTGATTGACGCCAAAGCGGCATTCGCAACCGCTGGTCTTGTAGCTGCACCCGTCGAGCGCGGGATCGCTCACCGGCTGGTCGTTCTTGTCGAAGTACGCCATGCCGACATAGCCGCATTCAGGCCCGCGGTATTTCCATCCACACAAGCCGGCGATCTGCCGAGCCGGGACCTGCTGGCCGCCGAAGTCGGTCGGCGACGAGAGCGTGAACTGCACCTGGATGCCCGGCTGCTCATTGCTCTTCTGCTCGATGAACCAGATCTCCGTCGCCATGCTTTCGTTGGGATCGGCCGTCGGATTGCCGTCGGGAAAATTCACGGCATCGAGGTACTGCGCGAGCGTGCGCCGGCGCGTCACCTTCGCGCCGACCATGTCTTCGAGATAGACGCACAGCGCGGTGATCGTGCCGTTGATGTCGCCGACGGTCAGGGTCGGCGAAGGCTGCTGCGCGTCTGAAGTGTGTTCGAAGCCGGTTGCCTGAATCGACCACGGCTTGTACTCGTTGCCCTGCCAGAAGATCGACGTCGATTGCAGGTGCGCGTGAAAGCGCATCATGTCGCCACCGATGGCGGTGCAGTCGACTTCGAATAGCTCGACTAGCCTGCCGGGTTCTAGCTGCTGTACGTCCGCGGATATGCTCAATTACGCCTCCAGCAAACTAGAAACGCGTCACATGTAGTCGTGCCGGAATAATCCTGCTGCGATACCAGATATACGGTAGTCGGTACAGAAACGTTAACAATAGTGCTAGGGCTAGAGAGCCTATTGCTCGTATTGATAGTGCTAGCAACGTGAATTAATGAAGTGATCCGCCCAATATTTGTATCTAGCGTGTTGTCCGTTAGACTAATACTCGCGTGTATTTGTGACGCAACTCCCGTGGAGTTAAATTTGACAGTTCCGCTTACCTCATAATAACCAGGCTGTAAAAGTACGGACGCCACAGTTTTAGGAACGCCGGATGTAACCGGCACGCCGCCACCGGTTGTTGTAATACGCTCTCCAATTTTTCCCGCTGCCGCGGCACTAGCGTCTGTAACTCCCGTAAGGGCAGTGATCCCGTTTACAACCAGGTTTCTGTTTACTACCAGGTTTCCGTTTACTACCTCGTTATCAGAATTGGTACGGCCGCGCATGAGAACGGTCCACGCGTGTACGCCGTCTGTGTCGATGAGCGCGGTTTCACCCGGATTCAGTTTCGACAATGCGACCATGTCGCCCGATCCACCCAAAGGTGCCAACGTTGCAACGGTTGTGCCGATATTGCGCAGCAAGATCACGCTGTCGGCGGTGCACGTCGATGCTGCCGGCGGGTTAATCACTCCCGGTGCAGCGAGGCTGATATTCACACGCTTGCCGAGATGCAAAGCAGCCGTCAGCGCCTGAGCGCTGTTGACCAGTTGGGCCGCGCTCGTGAGCGCAGACTGGGCGTTCAGGACGTCGACGTTCTCATTCGCCTTCACGTTCGCCGTGCGCACGGGGTCGCCGTCCTCGGCTTTCGGTGGCGTGCCGAGGTTGATTTTCTGTAGAGAGCTCATGGTGCCTATGAAGCGGAGGTTGTATCGAATGTCTGATCGAACTGCGCGGTCATCGTGTACACGTCGCCGTCTTTGGTCGGCTCGGTGTACTTCTCACAGGTGAACAGCGATTGAGCGCGTAGTAGCGGCGTCCAGTAGAACGCCTCGCCGCCGGCGCGCGCGTCAAGGAAAGCCATGATTGCCGAGATCTTCGCCGCGTCGCCCACGAACGTGAGGCTGTACGACGACGAGCGGTTGTTCAGTCCATCGGGTGACCGCTGGGCGTACCCGTCGCCGAACTGCGCCTTGTTCACGAGCAGCGTGGCGTCGCCCGACGAGCCGGCAACGGTGGGCGCCCACGTGAATGTTTGCGTCGCCATGATCAGCCCACCGACCCGTATTTCTGCTGCCAGGCATAGCCGCCCTGACCCTTCATCTTGGCCGCGATACGCGCGTCGACCAGATTCTTGAGCTGGCCCTGCAGCCACCTGGCATCTTCGGCGGTCAATCCGCCTGCCCCATCGCTCGTTTGCACCGTCAGGCTGACATTGCTGCCGCCGGCCGCTGTAGCGCCTGGCGCAACCACGGACCCGACCAGCCCTCCGGACGCAAAACGCGCCATGCTGTGCACGCTAGCGCCGTTGTTCATAGCATCCAGGTTCGATGCGCCGATGCGCTTCACTGCGTCCGCCGTCATGACGAACTCGCCATTGCTCAGGCGCGCCATGATGCTGTCGCTGGTGCCAGTTCCAGGGCCGCTGATGTATCCGCCGGTGGCGTGACCCGGCACCGACACCTGTCCGCCGGTGGCAAATCCGCTAATCCAGTTGGTCGCGCTCAGGGCAGCTTTGGCAATCAGCGCCTCGGCCTCCACCTTGATGAGACTTGCAACGACCGACTTCGCGAAGTCGGCAAGATTCAGCTTGCCGGTCGTGGCGAAATCAGCAATCGCGTCACCGAGATTCGATATAGCGTTCTGCGCCGTGTTGTTTGCCGCAGACGCAAGATCGTTGGTCTTGTCGATGATGTCCTGAATACCGCTCTTCGCGCCGTCGATCCAATTACCTTTCGACTGATCCACGGCGCCGTAGTAGCCCTGCAATTCGTCACGGCGCGAGTTGTACCGCTTGTTGATAGCGGCACGCTCGTCGGTGTCCTGGTCCGAACCGTCGAGATTCAGCGCGACAGCTTTCTTCTGCCAATCGTTGAGCTCCTTCTGGCGATCAGTTTCGATCTTCAACAGGTCGATCTGCCGCTGCCGCTCCTGCGTGCCCAAGCCCAAGGTCGAGAGCTCGATCTTGTGCTGCTCGGCGATCGCATCATTCTGGTCGAGTATCTTGATGTTCGTTTCACGGGCCTCGGTATTCAGCTTGTCGCCGCGCGTGCGCAGATCGAGTTGCTTTTCCAGCGAAGCATTGATGCCGTATTGGGCGAGAAGCTCGGTTTGATGTGCAAGCACGCTCTGCTGCGCCTTCGTTAGAGTCTTGCCCGCAAAACCATCAATCTCTGCGCGAAGCTCCGCTTCTTTCGCGGCCCACCCGGTTAATTTCTCCTGACCCGCAAGCGATTGCTCAAGGACGGCCTGCGCCTGCTTCGCCTGGTCCATCAGGGAATCGCCGCGACTCTCGTGATAATCCTTTGTCGCGTTGTTGCCCTTGGAGAAATTGATCTGGCTGCTGGGTGCCGCGCCATGCGGCGCCGCGCCGGGGGTCGCGTTTCCCCAAAGGTTATTGAGGAATTGCGCATATCCCTGGCCCTGCTTCTTCAGGTCGTCATACCCGGCCTGAGCAGCCGCCGACGCCATTTTGAACTGTCCCGTCATCCCATAATAGGTGACGGTCACTAGCGTGGCGATAGCGGAAGCAGTCTCTTCAAAGGCCGCCACCAAGATGAGCGCGGCCGTGGCGGCAGACTTCATGACAATGCCCACGCCGGTATAGAAATCCGTCAGCAGTGGCTTGAGCGCGACGTTGTCGGCGAGCGCGTTCGTCAGATTGATGATGGTCGGCAAAAGCGCGGTCTTCGCGGACAACGTCAGCGCGTCCATCTTCGCGTGCGACAGCTCGAGCTGCTCCTGCAGCGCGGACAACTGCGCAATAGTGTCTGCCGAGAGTATTGCGCCCACCTGCCCTGCCGTTACGCCCAACGCGTCCAGGCGCGCAGAGCCCTGGTCGAGCAGCGGAATCAGATCCTTGCCAGCCGTGCCGAGTAATTCGTTCGCTACCGCTGCCTTCCCCGCGCCGTCGGCGCTCTTCGCGAAGGCGTCTGAAATCTTGCCGAGAAGTTCCTCCGGCGACGCCGTCTTCAGCGTCGCGAGCGAGATGCCCACGGCGGCGAATGCGGCGGCCGCATCCTTGTTCCCGTGCTGCGCCTCGTTCTGGGCCTTCGTCAAATCGGCCAGCGCGCCGGCGGCGTCCTTCGTCTCTACACCCACCGTCTTGGCGGCAAAGCCGAACCGTTGGACGTCATCGGTCGAAAGTCCGGTTTGCTTCGAGATCTTTTCAACCGTCTCGCCGTACGACGCCAGCTCGTCGCGCGCCGCGAGAGTGGCGTGCGCAGCGAGCGCCAGAACGCCGATGAAAGCACCCGTGGCGAGCACAGCCGGCTGCAACAAAGCGGTGAACGCGCCTGTGCGCTCCGCCATCACGAGCAGCGAGCCGCCGAAGTTCTTGTAATTGCCCTGCGAGAGCTCGTGCCCAAGCACCAGCAACTCGCGCTTCGCGCCCGCCGACTCCAGGCTGAAACTGTGCGTGTGCTCCGACGCCTTGGCGATCTGATCGATGTAGGGCTTTACCGAGTCGGTCAAGCCCAGATTCGCCGCGCGCATTGCCAGAATCTCGGCACGCGACTTACCCGCCGTCGAAGCATTCTTGAGCAGCGCATCCGTGAAACTCTTGACCGCGCGCGCGCTGGCGTCGGATCCATTGGCCGTGGCTTCGGCAATTGCGTCCTGCGCAAGCGCGGTCCGCTTCGCCATCTCGGACTGCGTCGCGATGAACGAGTTGGCTGACTTCCGGGCCTTTTCGAGCTCGGTCGTATAGCCCGATGCATCGGCGCCAACCTTGACGACGGTTTCATTTGCCACGCGCGGCCTCCTCAGCCTTCTTCTGGATTACTTCGATCATTGCCTCGGAGGCCGCCTGTTTTTTTGCCTCATAGCCTGGGCGCAGGAACGGATTGGCAGCGGCTTCTGACGTGCCGAATTCGACGAACCGTCCATAGAACGCGTCTTTCGACCACGTCACGAGATACACCGCGATGTGGCCGGCCACCGATGCTTCCTGGTCGTATGCGATCAGGATCGAGCGCTTCAGTGTTCCAGGCACGTGCTCGGTCCCCTTGCGCTCGTATGCGACGCCTACCGGCGCCCGCAACTGCACTTCTGCATGGATAACTCTCGCACCGGCGACGGCGGCCTGCCGCAGTACGGACTCACTCGCGACGGTCTCCATACGGTCGAGAAAATCGGTTAGCGCGGCCGGATTCTCGATTGTGAATCTGCTAACCACCAGCCCTCCGCTTCACCTTGAATTTCTTGCCCTTCGCCTTCGACAGATCGATACCGAAAACCGTCAAGGCGACGAATTTCGCCTGATCCTTTGGATCCTCGAACAGGATCGGCTCGGCAGCCCGCCTGGCATCCGACCACGGGATGAAATCGGCGGGTTCGAATGCCGGTTTCTTCGGGTCGCGATGAATATTTGCCATAGTCGAAGCAATCATGCCCATCCGGACGTCCGCTATCCGGTCGCCAAACGGCTCGATGTTGTAGTAGGCCACCCAGTCGGTGAATTCGACACTGCTGATGTCGCGCATCGCGTGCGCGACGGATCTATGCCCGAGGGCAAGCGTCAGGCGGTGCCAGAAGAGTCGTTCTGGATGGCGTCGGAGTTTTTTTCTGCTTCCTTCGTCTGGGCATCGCCGAGAGCATTGACCTTCGCGCATGCCAAACCGATTTTTCGCACAAACTCCGCACTCTTCGCGCGCAATGTGTCGACGTCGCCCGCGGTGAACATCGGCCGGCCCGCGTCGTCGACGAGAGTCGCCACGATCAGTGCGGAAAAGTAGACGCTGTCGCTCGTGCCCTGATCCTGCAACGTTTTCTGAAGCTCATCGCGCGCAAAACCATCCATCACCTTCACGCGAATGTCGCCGAGGCCGGCTACGGGCACAGTTTCGATCGCCGGCTCAGCCGCGGCGAGGAGTTGTTCTTTCGTCAGCATGCTTGTCTGAATCCTTTAGTCTGCGGCGGGCGTTACTTCGATGTCTCCGGTCACCTTGATAACGACGGTGCCCTTGACGACGTTGTCGACGCCAGCGGTGATAGGAAAACTCTTCACGTAAGCGTCAAATTCCAGCGTGGTGCCGTCGCTCAGCGTGACCTGATACGGCGCCACGACGCCGCTTTTTTTGTCAGCGAGCAACGCGGCGTGGCTCGCTTCCTTCATGTTGATGTTGATGTCGAAGGAGACGGTGTCCCAGTCCTGCAGACCAGGGCGCGATTCCTTCCCGGTGCTGTCGAAGTCCGTGACATCGATGTCGTTTGCCGAACCGGCAAATCCGTTGAAATTTGAGACGTTCTTGATTGCCGTCCACACGGGCGCCGCCGTGGTGCCGGTGTTCTTCGCGATCTTGGTGCCCTGCGATCCAATTGCGGTGCTGGTCATGGTTTCACTCCCGATACCATATTGAGAAGTCCTGTCGACTGCCGTAAAGCTTGGTGTCGTCTTCGTAGACGCTCACCGGCGCGCCAATCGGCACGCCTGCAACAGGCTCGGCAGTCAGCGCAGCACGAACCTGTTTGATGATTGATCCAGCCTCGGTGCGTGTCGCGGACCACACCGCGACCTGCATCCGGCTGTTCTGCAGCGTATCGGCGCCGTCGAATGTCGTTTCGTCGACGCCGCCCACGCTCTGATAGACGATGCGCGGCGTGGGCGCGCCTGCGGGCGCAACGTCCGGATAGACGCGGCCTCCGGCTAGCGCTTTGATCGCGGCGAAGGTAACGGATTCAGCACTAGCCATTGTTCGCAAAGGCCGAGCAGGCCAGATCCGTGTATTCCCGGCTCGCCACGTTGGGCAACGGCGCGAGGATGTTGAAAATGAGGTCGTCGACTGGCTGGCTGCCGACGAACTTGAGCAGCACGGCACGCATGCCGTTGTCGATGTCCGTCCGATAGCGAATCCGGATGCTTGCGGTGGCGTTGGCAACTTCAGCATCAGACGTCAGCGTTTCCTTGCCGGTAAGCATCCTGATGTTGCACCAGACCGTCGCAACTTCGGTCCACGTGTTAATGGGCTGGCCGAGATCGTCCTGCCCCACGCCGCGCTGCTCGATGCGCACGCGGCGGTTGAGATCGCCCGCGCGCATCAGATCCCCGGCACGATTCGGTGCGGCCTCAGCAGCGTGCGCGCGTTGAACGGCAACTCCACCAGCGTGCCGATGGAAGAATCCTCGCGGTTTGCATAGAGCTCGCCGGCAGTTTTCAGGATCGCCGCCTTGATGGCGCCGTTCACGATCATCGGGTTGTCGCCGGCGGTGCCGGCAGCGACCGCGGCGGCCAGCGCATCGGCATCCTCGAATACCTGGCGGTTCAGATAGTCGAGTGCGGACTGCGTCGCGCCGTCGAGCAGCGCCTGCACGACGTCATCCTCTACGCCTGCATCCTGCCGCAGGAAGCCGAGCGCCAGACTGAGATCGACGAGCGCCATCGCTTACTTGGTGACCTTCGCCGGCTTCTCCGAGCCTTCGAGCGCGCCCACTTCTTTCGCACCGGCCTCGAGCTCGGACGGGCATTCGTCGCCCGCTTCGAATTGCTTCGGATAGATCTCGCCATCCGGCACGCCGCGGAACGGCTTGATGAACTTCGGCATATCAGCCTCCAAAAAAGAAGAGGCGTCCGAAGACGCCCCCTAAGCCACACCACTCTACGGGGATTCGATTACGCTGCTGCCGCGATCTTCATCGCGCGCATGGGCTCCGGATTCAGCAGGCCGCCGCCCACACGCTTCGTCGTATAGAACAGCACATACGGCTTAGCCGTGTAGGGATCGCGCAGCACGCGAACACCGATGCGATCGACGATCAGGTACGTCTGCTTGAAATCGCCGAACAGCACCGGCGTCGAGTTGGCCGCGATGTCCGGCATGTCCGGCACTTCCGTGATCGGGTAGCCCGCGAGCGTCGCCGGCTGACCTGCCACATACGACGGTTGCCACAGATAATTGCCCTGGCCGTCCTTCAGCTTGCGGATGTCGCGCTGCGTATTGCGGTTCATCGCAAAGCGGGCGTTCGCCGTGAAAGCGCTCGGCAGATCGTAGATCAGGTCGATCACGCCGTCGGCAGTCGCGGCAGCGGCCGCGCCGCTGTTCACGACCTCAATCGCGCCGAACGGATGCACCGCCGCGTTGGCGCCGCCGGCGACGTACGTCAGGATGCCGTTCGGCTTGTTGGTACCATCACCCGACAGGAAGGCAAGAGCTTCCTGCTTCGCGAACTCGGTCTGCACCTCGTTGGCGAGCCACGTTTCCAGATCGATTTCGCTGTCGTCCAGAATCTGCTGCGTCGCCGCCGGGTTGGCATAGATTTCACCCGACGAGAACGACAGGGACTTGAACGTGCCCGTCCCGGTCTGTGGGCGCGCATCGGTTTCGCCGACCCAGCCGCTCGCCGTGCCGCCCATATTGAACAGCTTCGAGAAGCCGGCCTTCGAAACCGACTGCACCTGCGCCAGTTGACGCATCGGCGAGATCAGCACCAGCTTGTCGATGATGGTGCGGTCCCATTCGACCGGCGTCAGGTAGCCGCCCTGCTCGTCGGCGCCCTTATTGAGCGCTGCATTGACCTCGCCACGCTTCACGTGCGCGCGGAACGCGTCGGTATATTCGGCGTCGCGAAGCTTGGTGCCGCCGGCGCCGCCCATTTCGAGAGCTGCCATCTTGATGCTGTGCTCGTCGAGCGCCTTCTGGAACGCATCCAGATCGGCACCGATCTTTTCGACCTTCGCGGTAATGTCGGACGCCGGTAGCCCGGCCTTGACCGCGTCGAGCTGCTTCGTGTGCTCAGCCTTGAACTGCTCGAACGCGCGATTGACGCTTTCGACGAGAGCCTTGACGTCGCCGGGGCCGCTATCGGCCCGCACTGCGACAATGCCACGCGGGACTGCGCCGGCCGTACCAGCCAGGGTTGCCGCAAGCGCGGCGATCAGGAGTTTCTTGCTCATGGACTTATCCTTGAAGAGCGTTGATGAGGTTCTGCAGCGTCGCTGCAACGTCGTCGCCAGCGCCCGGCATGGCGTTTTCAGCGGCAGCGCCCGGCGTGCCGTCGAATAGGGCTTTGAGAGCGTCACGACGCGCGCCGCGCGAATAACCCGCGCGCGCCATCGACGCTTCAATGAGAGCAAGCGCCTTGCGGCCGCTCGCGCTCGCATCTTTAGCGACCTGCGCACTGTCGAGCAGCCCGGTCGCAAAACCATCGGCGACAGCCTGCTCGGCGCCGATCCACGTTTCTTTGTCCATCAGCGCGGCAGCTTCGTCCTGCGTGATGCCCGCGCGCTGCGAATAGACCTTGGCCATCGCGGCGTCAAACGGAGCCAGCACTTCTGCAGCTTGTGCGATGTCGTGCCGGTTGCCGATCGCGACCGTCCACGCGTTGTGGATCATCAGGAACGCACCGTCACCCATCAGGATTTCATCGCCAGCCATCGCGATTACCGACGCGGCCGACGCGGCGATACCCATCACGTTGACCGTGACCTTCGCCTTGTGCTCGCGCAGCAGGTTGTAGATCGCGACGCCCTCGAAGAAATCGCCGCCCGGCGAGTTCACGTTGACCGTGAGGTTGCGCGCGCCGATGTTGCGCAGCGCGGCGCTGATCCGCTTCGCCGTGATGCCAGTGCCTTCCCAGTTGTCACCGATCTGGTCGTAAATCGAGATCGACGCCGAGTCGTCACCGGCCGCAGCGCGCACGCCCGGTTCCCACTTCTCCAGCGCGTCAGGGCGCACGTCGTATTGCGCGGTGTTGAGCCGATGGTCGGCCCGGATTTCAGGCAGGCTGAGCAGGCTCATCGCCAGTCCCCTTCGGTTTCTGTGTCATTGGATTGCGTAGCGCATCGGTCTGCGGATCGTCGGATTTCGGCAGGTCGGACAATTCACGCACTTCGTTCTGCGACATCCACGGCGCCTGGCCGCCGGCGCCGAGCGCCTTCGAGAAGAAAGACGCCTGATCGTTGAGCGTGCCGCGCAGTAATGCGCCTTCGTTGAACTTGAACTGCTGCATGCCGAGCTGGTTTTCGGGAATGAAGCTGCGCGCCGCGGCCTGCTCCCACGAGACGAACCAATGTGCGAGGCCGTACTGGATAAAGAAGATGGCCAGCTGCTCGATACCGCTGCCCCAACTCGTGTCGTCCATCATCAGCAGCGGACGCGGCACGCCATACATGCGCGCAACCTCTTCGATCTGGTGATTGCGCGTCTCGATCTGTTGCGCCGATACCGCTGTGATCGAAAACTGCCTGGCTGTGCCGCCCTCCTCGATCAGCATCCAGCTACCGGCGTTTTCTGCGCCCGAGTAGTTGTCAGCGAGCGATTCCTTCATGCGCTTGTAAGCGTTGTCGGAAAGCTCTTTCGGGATCTCGATCGCACCACCCGCCATCACACCTGTGCGGAACGTGCGCGACGCCGCGCGCTCTGCCTGCTCAGCAAGCTCAAGCGCTTCGCGCGAGAGCTTCACCCGAGAAATGCCATTGATGCCGTCGAGCGACAGGTCGCGCAGATGGAAAACGTCTCGCGCCTGCAGCTCGATCCTGTCGCCGCCCGGCGTCGTGTAGTCGTAGACTATTTGCCACGCGGCCGTGAGGCGCGGCTTCGTCGAGCCGCGATCCATAGGAATCAGGCGGATTGGCCGATTTCCTGACCAGATAACTCGAGCGAACGACTGGCCGTCAAGCAGCGCTCGCAATTGCAGGAGACTCTTGAATTCAATCGGCGTTTGCCAGTCGTTCGGTTTGTACTTGAACAGCCGGTGCGCCGGGTTGTCGGTCTGCACCTGCTTTTTGTCGTCGCTGCTCTGCAGGTTCAGCGGCAACATGCCGATCGACTCGGAAATCAGCGTCACGCAGCGCAGGACAGCCATATTTCGCAGTGCATGCGCCGCTCGCGGGTCGCGGCCGTCCAATTCGCCGCGCCGGATGTATTCGAGCAGCCGCGGATCGTCTAAACCCGTGAATGTCGCGCCTCCAGTCGGCAACTCTGCGCGCGGAAGCGAGGGCTCCGCGCGCGGCGGGTCAGGCAGAGGACGAGTTTGGGCCTCCGGCTGGTGACCCCGCCGGAAGAAATCGAACAAACTCATTCACACCTCAAAGGAACCGGATACCGCGCGACTCATATACCGACGGGCCTTGCGCCGGCGGGTTGAGCGACATGAGCGATACCGCATCGAAAATAGCCATGAGCGGGTCGATTTTCGCCGTCCCGCTGGCCTGTTTTGTGATGTTCACGGCGTTGCCGACCGGCACCACGCGCGCATTGCCGACGCACCACGCCATCATTCGCTGGCCGCCGTGAACGAGCACCCCGCCGTCGCCGATACCTTCGTCGAGACCGCGCCCGCTCGCCGCAGCGACGCGGCGCTCAGTCGTCTTGATCGCACCAGACAGTTTCCAGCCCTGCGAAATGCCGATCACCTTGTCTTCCGGCACCTTCGCAGCGACGAGCGCGTCGAGCACGCCACCAATACCGGCCGGGTCGGCGCCTACCTTATCCAGCAGTCCCGCCTGGTGAACCGTTGCGACAATCTGCGCGACGTCCTCAACGTCGTCGCCGATCTGCTCGACGACCGTCAGATCGCCCTCTTTCTCGAAGTCGCGCAACGTGTCGGCGATCTCCTTGCGACGCTCGAATACAGACGGGTGCGCCCATGCGTGAGTCCATGCGAGCCAGTTGCGCGTGCCCCGCTCACGGCCGACCACTGCGAGCCCAAGCAGATCGTCCAGGCCACCGCCGTCAATGCCGACGTCGATCACTTCGCAGCGCTCGATCAGATCTTCGAGCGTCACGCCGGGCACTCGCGCTGCATCCTCCCAAAACTCTGCTGCCGCCCAACGATCGCTGCGCAACGCAAGCCCGATTTCGACGTTGGCATGCTTGGCGAGGAATCCCCGGAACGACGCTTCGCCCTCTTCCTTCGCTTTCCGGAATTCCCGCTCCAGAAACGCCTGGTCGACCGAGTAGCCGAGGTTCGGATTGACCATGCCCAGGTTCTCGACGAGCAGGTGTTCCTTGCGCTTCACCATTTCCGGCGGGTGCTCGTAGATCACCGGCACGAAACATGGGTCATCGATCTTCCCGTCGCGCACGTCGCGCGCGTAGCGCAACTTCTGCAGGAAAACGCCCGCCGGCGGATCGTCGGACTGCGTCGTGAGATAGATCACGAAGCCTTCCGGGCGCGAGGCCAATCCGCCGATCGCTTCACGCAGCATGTTCTCTGCGTTCGGCTGCTTGCCAAACAGCCACACCTCATCGACCAGGGTGCCGACGCTCTTCTTGCCGCCAACAGTGTTCGAGTCGGCGGCCACCACCTTCAACGTCGCGCCCATCGTGCGATGCGTGATCGTCTTGATGTGCGTCTGCACCTGGAACAGATCGTCGAGCTCCTCCTCGTGCTTCACCATGTCCCGGCTCGGCGCGAAGCTGTTGTTGGCGACCTCGATCGTCGGAGCCAGAATCGCAAACTCAGCCGACACGCGCCAGTTCAGGATCATGGCCGTCATCATGATTCCGGCGGCCAGCGTCGATTTGGAATTTTTCTTCGGCAGGCAGACAAACCACTCGGTGATCAACCGCCTCCCGCTGTCCGCGTCATACGCGCCGAAGATCGACGCGACCAGATCGAACACCCATTGCGCGGACGACTCGCCGAACGTTGGACTGCCTGGGGCGTCGACGATCTTCAGTTCCTTGAATACGGCGAGCGCCTGCTCCGCCTGCTCCGGAAAGATAGGCGGCGGAATGATCGTGCGCCCCGACTTGAGCCGCTCGGCCCAGTCGGGACACGCCGTCGACCATTTCATGCATCACTTCCGGTTATTGACGACGAGCTTCGGCGCAGCGAGCGCCGCAAACTTGCCTGCGGCCTTCTTCGCGGCTTCGGCCTTCGCGTCCTTCTTCCCCGCCTCGCCGACCTTCGCGTGCACGAACGGCATCAGCGCTTTTGCGGCGTCGACGCGCAGTTTCGGCTCCGTCCGACCGTCGTTCATCGCGGCAATCAGGAAGGCCTTTGGATCGGTGAAGCTCGTCATCGCGTCGATGTCGAAGTCCACCGGCGCCCGCGCCGTGCTCCCCGATCTTCCAGCCGGTTCGGGCTTCGATTCCTGCTGGATCCGGTGCGCGGCGAGGTAAAGAGCCACATCCTTGTCTTTAACAAGTCGTGACCCTGCCGCCGACGCCGTCGCAGCGCTGTATCCCGCCTCGATTGCCGCGTCCTTATTGGCTTTGCCGGCCAGAACAGCGTCGGCGAAACGCCTCTTTTTCGCTGTTAAAGCCATTAACAAAAACTCCAAAAGGGAAAATTTTCTGCGCGTGCGGGAACGGTCGGTCTTGGCCGGTCGGACCCTCAAACTTTCGACACCCCCTGCCTATTTTTTAGGCATAGCACCATGCTGGTGCGAATGTCGCGCTATCTGCTCAAAAAATAGGCAAAAAGTCGCGTCAGGAGTCTGGGAAAATAATTTGAACGAATAATTACACTCGATAGACGTCGATTGCGCGCTATCGGCGGCCACGCTCGCTGCGTGCCTTCTCGCCGTCGTGATGGGGCTTGCACAGCGTCTGGATGTTGGTCGGGTCAAGCCGACGACGCTCGTCGCCTTCGTGCGCCGCGATGTGATCGCCGATCGTGCCAAGCGGTTCGGCAACGCCACGTTCTGCGCATGCGAGCACAACATCGGCCGGCGACATGCCGACCATGCCGAGATCGCGCAGGCAGTAGACGCAGTGCGGATGCTTGGCCAGATGTCTGGCGCGCAGCTTCTGCCAATCGTAGCCATAGCCGCGCGCGGCGCTGCTGGTCTTGCCTGTTCGCCATGACGGCGACTCGGCAATGGCGACTCGGCTTGGCAATGACTGCAAGCGAGTCGCCAGTGTGCGCAGGCGCGGCATGTCGCGTTACGCAGCGACCGGATAGGCAGCAGCCAGCGCTGCGGTGGTTGCGGCCTGAATCGCCTCGACCGACAGCGATGCATCGATCGCTTTCAGCGCGAGCGCGATCTGCACTGCGGTGTTGACGTTGCTGCCTTGCGGCGCGGTTGCCGCCGGTGCTGTTGCGGGAGTGCTCATGTTCAATCCTTCGATAGGTGTTTCGGGAATCAGATTCAGGATGCCGTCTTTCGTCAGCATCCACGCGTCGCCAGCAATCTGCTTGCCGATTGCGATCGACTCTTGCTCGACGGTTTTCGCCTCCGTCTTGAACCACGAGGCGATCTTCTGAATGATGGCTTTGAGCATGGTTTCTGGAGGCGGAAATAGAAAAACCCGCAAGGCTTTCACCTGGCGGGTTCTGGTTTGTCTGGGCGCGACTCTGCCCTCAGGCGAGATTCTAGGACAGCTCCAAAAAGTTTACAAGCGGTTTATCAGGCCTTTTGCAAACAGCGCAGGCCGCATTACCGCCTTTGCTGATGCATAGTCGGCGTCCTGCGTTGCCGGACTGCGCGGGTTCTTGAACACCTGCGAACCGACTATGAAGTTGCGCATTGCCGTCATCACAGCGACGCGATGCTGAATATTGAGCGAGAGGATTACGGGCTCCACCGCCTCACCGGTAGCTGACAGAAGTTGATGGTCGACCACCTCGGACAGGTCATCGTAGTCCATCCACTGATTGCTGATCTTGAAGTCGCGGCACGTCGAGTCCGCGCCGCTATAGCCGGCGACCGGTCGGAATCCTTCGCTCCACTCGTACCAATCCACAAGCACAGCGTCGACGTCGTCCATCGGGAGATCGTCTGCCTCAACGGCGTCTGTCGTCATGTTGGGTTGCCTCTTTCCGTATTGTTCGCAGCGGTTGCCGTGCGGCTTTCCAAGTGCGCAGATGGTTTGCATGTGGCCGATAAACTCGTAGTTGCGTTCTTGCGGACAGCCGTTGCAGCGTGGCTGTTCGATGTCGATCAGGATCAGCAGCGGGTCGCGGTACGTGCCGCGCGGGCGCGAATTCATGCACTGTCATCCGGTTTGATGATGCCGGCGGCCAGCGCCTCGGCGACGCGCAACCTGCACACAGCGACAAGCGGTTGCTCGTCTTCGTACAGGTCGTAGAAACTTGGATTCATCTGGGCTTCTGCTACCCACCAGCGTGCCGGGACTCCAGCCTCACCATCCAATCGATCGAGCGGGTACAGCGTGTAACGCTGGCGGAACTGGATCGGCGAGGTAATGGCCGGATTCTGTGTCGGCTGGTAAAACTGATGGCCGATGGTTTCGACGTCGATGCGGCAATACTCCATGCCATTCGCCTTGACGACCTCAGCGCGAAATCCTTCGGCGCGCGCGACCCAGCAGTCGAGCTGCGCGCCGTTCAATTCGCCCACGTTCATTTCGATTCCTTCACGCACACCCAGGCCGTCCACGACAGGCCTCTGACAAGAGCGCCACCGCGTTTTTCACAACCATCGGCGGCGACGCTGATGTACACGAGATAGGCCGCAAGCGCCGCGAGATAAAACGCAGTCGATCGTTTCATGCTGATTCCCTCACAGACTGGTCCGGCACGTCGGCCCATTGAATGTATGCGGGCGCGCTCACAGGTTCACCTCTTTGCCGAATTTGACGCTCACGTAAGCGCGCATCGCGGCGATGAGCGGCGTTTCGCCGCGCGCGTCCGGTTCGGTCGACTCATAGCAGGACGAGTTGATCCACGCTCCCCAGCTCTCGCCGTAATACGGAGCTATGCAGATCATTTCGCGTTGGATAATCGGGCCGCCATCTACCCAATTTGTCGACGGTGAAAATTCCCCCCAAGCAACAAAACATGCCTCCGGTGGACCATCCAGAACGCCCACACGGCACCTTACGATAACCGCCTTGTCGCCAGCGAGCTTTGCGGCAAGCCCGCTCACACGCGCCACGCAGAAATCCAATTGCGCCCCGCTGAGTTCGTTGACGTTCATTTCGAATCCTCGGCCGCCGTCGGCATCTTTTCGTAGTCGACGGTCACGGTGACAACCGCTTCGTATTCGGAACCGTAATTGCCCATGCGGCTGCTCAGTTGGACATTCACACGCGTGCTGTCGGCGTCCATCTGCACGTCGGCAGCCGCGCAGACTTCCCGCGCAAGGATCTGCTTGATTTCGTCGACGCCAAGCACGGCCCGGTGCGTTTGCGTGTTGGTGCGGCCGGTGTGGATCTTTATGTCGCTCAAGTGACTCTCCTTAAGCCAGGCTCTTGAGGAGCGCCTGCAGCTGGCGCAGCTTGTCGAGGTTCGCATTGCTCTCGGCATTGCCCTGCTCGATCGTGAGCGCCGCCGTTTCGATGTCCGATGCCAGAACAATCATGGCTGTCGCCATCGAGCGCGCGCGTTCCGAAAGGCTCGAAAGAATGTCGATGGGCGATTTCGCCGGTTCATCGACTGCCTTCTGAGTGTCGCCCTTGATTTCCGCAGCCACGTGCAATACCTCCCTTTCCCTGATTTCGACTCGCTGGTACAACCCGACTGAACGCTCGCGAATCAGGCCGGCGTCCTTGAGGCGTATGAGGCAGCCGTCGAGAACCGCAACATCGGGCGAACTCTTCGTGACTCGGCGCAGGTGCGATGCGATTTCGTTTCGCGACCACGCTTGCTGAATCGGCACCATCTCGAGAACCTTCTTCGCGATCGCCGATTGCGCGCTCAATGCCGACTGGTATTTAGCTGGCGTCATGCCACCTCCCTTACGTCCCATTCCGGATCACCGCTGGCGAGAAACGGTGCCAACGTGGTGCGGTTTTCATTTACATATGCCCGTGCGCGGTAAATGCCGTCGCCGACCCAGTTCAGATCACCCGGCAGAAAGCCGGCCCGATGTTGCTCTGGTATCCATGCGTCGACCAGCACTTGCCGCGGGCCGCGATAGTCGGACGCATCGCGCGCGACTCTGTACACCGTCGTCTCGATTTTTCTGGTTTTCTCGTACGTGACATAGGCCGCCCGGCCCACCCGTCGGCCATGCCTGAAGCGCCCAACACCATCCGGAATGACTACCAGCAATCTCAAGCTGCCTCCTGCATTTCCAATCCCAGCTTGGTCGCGCGCATCGGCGCCCAGCGTGCGAACGCCATGTTCCAAAGCGCCCGTTTATGCTCGCGGAGAAAGCGTTTGCCCTGGTCATATTCGTGGTGACACGTCGGGCACGCCGGCACTGTGAAATAGTCGGGCGTCTTCAGACCCATACCCTTCCCTTCGTTGCGATGTGCCGGCACGCTTTTCGTCGGGTCGCTCGTGCAGACACCAGAAATGCGCAGATAGCACGGCTCGTCGCGGCACGCGTCGCGCATGCGCTTGTCGTCGCCGGCCTTCGGCTTGCGAGCCTTGCGCTTGAACGTCGAGCGCGTGAGTTTCTTCGTGTTGCGGTCGAGCTGCGCCTTGAATACGCCCGGCTCTTTGCGCTTGAATCCCGCGCGCGCGAGGGGCGTTTTACGCTGCAGTGGTGCCGAGCGCTTCATGATGCCTCCGGCAAGCAGTGCATTTCGACAGATACGCCGCTCGCGGCCAGCACGGAGAGCCGACCTTCGCGCCAGAATTGAAATGCGAGCTCGCGCAGCGATGGCGCGACCGCCTCGGCGTTGAATTTGGCGTCAAACCAAGCATCGAATTCCTCGCGATCGGTCACGCTGACGCTCTCCCTCTCATCACCATAGCGTGCATAGCCGCGCACAGTCCGCCGACGATCGCATCGCGCGACTCACGACTAGCCTTGCTCGCCGCATAGCGGGCGTTCGGTTGGTAATCGGCGACTCGCGGAAAAGGCTTGCCGGTTAGTTGGTACGACGATCGATAGCTCGACTCGCTGCCTTTGACGTGACCGCTCGCCTTGAGCGCTCGAAGCCGCTTTTTGATGCTGTCGTATGGAGCGCACGTACCCTCGACAATGTCCGCGATCGTCGATCCCGGATACATCATCAGGAACTCGCATACCTCGCGCCGCTGTGCGCTCATGATTCGATTGACCATGTGCTAGATCTCCTTCACCGTAATGCCGTGCTTGTCGAGCATCTGTTTGCGCTTCTGGATGTAGGCGCGGTTCTTCCGCGTCGCCTCCGACTTGACGTCCTCGACCACCAGCTTCCCGTCACGGACGTACGTGAAGTCGGCGACGTACTTCGACGCGCGCTCCCACGTGCCGTCGTCGCGTTGCTTGCGCTCGGTCAGGACGAATGAAACCTGCAGGCGCAAATCACGAATCTCGCCGGCAGCCTGCAACTGGATCAGGTGAAACCAGCGCGAGCGCTCTTTCTGGCTGTCGAACTTGATGCCCTCGTGCTCGCACTTCGTGTTGCGATACTTCGCCGGCTTCTTCGCGCCGAGCGTGGCCGGGTGCTGGCGATGCGCCGGGAACGGATCTTCAACATCATCGAGCGCGCTCGTCTGCGGCGGGTTGCCGGTCAGTTCGTAAATGCGACGCTGCGCGGTCGTCATGGCCGGGCGCGACTCATCGCGCACGCGCGCGGTCCCGACCGTCGTTGTGCCAGTCGGAACTACCATCGGCCAAGGTGCTCGCTTCGTCATGCCCTTAGACTTTTCGGAATGCGAGCCAAAACAGAAAGCCGAACACTGCGAAAGCGGCAATCACCATCACGAGCGCGCCGGCGCCCGCCACGCTCAACCAAACCATCCATTCGGGGATATGAATCGTCATGCTTTCTTCTCGCTGTCCACGTAGTTGCGCAGCTCGCGCCGCTGAATCTCTGCCGCCTTGTCGCCGTACCGTTGGCGCACTGCCTCGATCAAATCTCGCGCTGCTCTGTTCCGGCCGGCGCGCGCCTCGCGCACCGCGGCAAGAAAGCGAGCGAGGCATTCAGAATGGGATCTCATCCCGCGGGCCGCCGGCGAACATTGTTCGCTGCATGTCGTCAACCCGGCGCGCCGCGACTGCCTCGAGCACGACGAACAGTTGGCCTCGATGCTCGCGCGCGAGACGCTCTGCCTCGGTAATCGCCGACTGCTCGGTCAGATGGCGATATTTCGGCGGCCGTACGCCAGTCGGCGACCAGACAAGCCAAAATGCTTTTTCGGTTTGCGTGCTCACGCGGCCTCCGCTTGCGCGACCTTCTCGCGCGGAATGTCGTTGAAGTAGGCGTACAGGGCCTCGTAGCGCTCGTTGCTCTCGCGCGCCACCGTCCGGAGCATTTCCTCCATCCACTCTCCCGGGCCGGCCGCCCTGAAAACCTTCGCCTTGAACTGGTCGAACAACTGGCCGTCTTTTCGGACAAAGCCGAACTGCGCGCCTCGCGCGACGATGCCGCTCTCGGTCTTCCACCAGTCCACAGGCACCGATGCCGCATTCGCCGGCGCCGCGTCGTCCTTCGACTCCCAGATCCCGGTCCATCCGCGCAGAACCGATTCCTCAATCGCTGCAACGACATCGGCGCCGCGCTCGTGCAGCTTCGCCAGCTTCTTCAGCGAGACCTTGCAGGCGGGCCGCGTCCAGGGAACGTCCGCCTTCTTCTCTTTCGCCTCGCGGTGGTCGCACCACATGTCCCACGACTCGAACGGCAACCAGTCCGGCAAATCGACGTTCAGAAGTTCGGCATGCAACGCAACTCGCGGCGTACGCCGCGCGGGTTGATGGTTCTTTGACGGTTCTATGGTGGTTCCTGATGATTCGGGTGCAAAAGCTTTGCACCCTTTAGTGCTCTCGTTTGCACCCTTTGTGTCGCCGTTTGCACCCTTTGTGTCGCCGTTTGCACCCTTTCCATTGGGTGCATTTTCTGCACCCTTTGAGCCAGACGGAATGGGTGCAAGTTCTGCACCGTTTATCCAGTCAGGATTGATGCGGTACTCGCGCGCGCGGCCTCGCCCACCGCCGGCGTTTGCCACCAACAGGAGGAAGCCGGTTTGCTGCATACGGCGGATTTGGTATTGCACTGCGCGGGGCGACTGGCGCGTCTTCTCAGCGATGTAGTTGATCGACGGATAGATATGCGTGCCGTCGTCGTCGGCATGATCGGCCAGCTTGAGCGCGACGAGCATCTCGCCGCCGCCCTCCGGGTACCGATCAAATACTGCGGTCATCAGCTTGACGCTCAAGCGGCCACCCCGAGCGGCAATCCGAGGATTTCGTTCATCACACCGGTCGCCGCGCACTTCTGCTCGCCGCGCACCTGCAGTGTCTCGTCGTCGAGCAGCTCGCGCACGCGGCCGCAGACACTCGAAAGGCGGAGATTCGTCCGGTCCGCAATCTCCTGGCGCGTGAGCGTCAGGTGTTTGCTGTAGAACAGGTCGGCGATCATCTGCTTCTGCGTGCAGCGCTTCGTGCCGGTGACCGAGTCATAGCCGGCCAGTTGGGTGTGTGTGGTCCGCATGGTTACTCCGCCATGCCGCGCAGGCGCGCAGCGATGTTGAACAGCACTTGGGCGTGTTTGAAAATGCGCTGCTCGACCCGATCGACCTCTTTCGTCTCGACGTGGCCATCCTCGAGCGTTTTCACGATCTCTTTGCCGACCTCGCCATGAGTCGCCCAGGCTTCTCCCATCAGTTCGACAATCGCCGCGTCTGTGCAACCATCCACATTCGGGATCTTCACCAACGCATAGCCGCGCTCTCGCGCCCACGCCTCGAGCACGCGATCGTCGTCGGCCATCTCCGCAATGTGCACGGCATCCATCAGCGTCGCCTTGTGCGTGTCGGTGTTCGGGTTGACCTTGCTGCGCAGCACGGCCGCAGACATGCCGACCCGCGGCGCCAGTGATTCGCATCCACCTTTGTAGCCGTGGGCAACTGCGTGCAGGGTGTCGAGGATGTTCAATTGCTGCTCCACACAAACGTATTTTGTTGCGCTTAGTACAGCTAAAGTGCAACTCAACAAGAAGAAAACGGGAAAAGAAGAATGAAATCGCTACGGGGAAACTTTGCTGCCGCCGCGCCCGAGGGACGCGCGGCAGTTACTTCTTTGCTTCTGCTGGCTTCACTAAACCCGCTATTGGCCAATGAGGCATCGTGGCCCGTACCGCTTGCATCGCAAGAATTCGCCGATTCCAGCGGCGCGGGTTGGAACTCTTCCTCCGCAACTTGCCGCCGATTCGCTCAAATTGGCTTCGTCGCCTCGACTCGCGAACAGCGCGCGCAAGACGCTTCTCGATGTATTCCCGCCGCGCGGCCCAAATTTGATCGATCTGTTCCTGCGTAGGTGCCATGCTCTCTATCCCCAACGTGCTGGGTATTTGGGCGAGGATCCCGGCTTTCGCCAGTAGAATCGGCAGTTCTCACACAACCAATCTCTACGGGGATCCTCATGGACGAAAAAATCAAAAAACTCGTTACCGCGCTCGACGAAACTCAACAAGTCCTGCGATACCTAGTTGCGGAGAACGCCGCGATGGCAGCCATCATCCGATCGCTCGGCACCGCCAACCGGGACAACCCTGCATTTCAAGCCGCACTCAAAGTGGAATCAGAGGTTCGCAATGTCGGGCAGCTGAACAGCACCATGTCCGACGACGACATCGAAGCATTCAAGAAATCTTTGGCGTCGCTGCTGCCGAAGCAACTTCGCGAGCTTTAACCTCTCGCGCAATGGCGGCCGCGTTTGCTGCTGCGGCCGCCGCCAGAGTGTCAATACGAGCGCTGAGCGAGTCATTCCAGCGCAGGTTTGCGACGACGGTACGATCCGCGAGCAGCATGCCGCCCTGCTGCGTCTCTTCACGCAGGGCGCGCTGCACCGCCGGTCGAATCATCCACAGCACGAACCGCGCATACAGTCTCTTCATTTCAAGCAGCCTCTACCGGCGCTGCGCCGGCGGAAAGTTCGGTATGGAGCTTTTCGAGGCTTTCTTTGGTCGTCGCGAACACGTTCTTGCGCCGGCCGGTTTCGATATGGCTAACCGCGCCCTGCGACAGACCAGTGCGCTCCGCGATCTGCTCCTGCGTGAGCCCCTGCTTTCGAATCGAAACGACGAGCTGTCGCGCGTCCATAGCCGCCTCTCCAAGTGATAACGATCTCAGGGTAATACATATGTATTTGGACGTCAATACCAACGTAGTTGACGCATCAGGCACAATCCAATACATGAGTAATATTGGAAAGCGCCTCATCGAGGCCCGTACCCGCAAAGGCTGGTCGCAGGAAGACCTAGCCCTTAAGTCCGGCGTAAGCCAGGGCACGATCGGGCATTTGGAAAGCGGCCGAAACAAAAGCTCAACCCTTCTCCCAAAAATTGCGGCTGCCTTGGACGTAACGGTCGAATGGCTGACGGGATCATCGAAACAAATGGGCGAAAGCGCCTCTTTTCCCTCAATGGGCGCCGCCGGCCTAGCTGATAGGATCAAGTCTGTCCTCGACGACGCGGAAGGCAACATCTCCAAAGTCGCCGCGGCGGCCGGAACCACAGAAGAGACAGTTGCAGGCTGGCTCTCGGGTAACAGCAAACAAATCAGCGTCGACCACGCGGTGGCGCTGCAGGAGGCACTCGGGATCAACTCCGTATGGTTGATGCTCGGGAAAGGGTCTCGTGCCACCGCCGTTCGACACAATGATCCGTGGGATCCGATCACGAATCTGCAATGGAAGGGCGTTCCGGTATTGGGTATGGCGCAACTAGGTGACAACGGGTTTTGGTCCGAAATCGAATACCCGGTCGGCCACGGTGAAGGCTTCGTCGATGTGCCAACCAAGGACAGAGACGCCTACGCGCTGCGGTGTATTGGTGACTCGATGCGCCCGCGCATCAAAGATAGAGAATTTGTAGTCGTCGAGCCGAACCATGCGATCGAGCCAGGCGATGAGGTATTGATTAAGGCGAAAGACGGCCGCGTGATGGTGAAGGAGTTTCTTTATCAGCGTGCTGGCAGGACCCACCTGATTTCAGTAAATGAGGCGCACGGCACGATCGCGCTCAAAGACGAAGACATCGAAAAAATGCACTACGTGGGCTGGATAGCAAAGCCGTCCGCGTGGCGACCAGACTGATCGGGGCGTGCAAATTGATTCCAGACATCGGGGTAATGATCGGCCTTTACATCATCACGCGCATGCTCGTGGTGGCTTTCGATCCGGTGCAGAAAATGCCGAGCAAGGTCATGTCATGGGCGACCATAGCTGTCGCCCTATTTTGCATCGCGGATCTGCTTGCGAAAGGCTCGCAGACCTTTCCTGGACGTCTGCAGTAAGCCTGATTCTCATGCGGCCCGCATGAGGCCTGCTCCAACGCCTGTCTGCTGGCTCAATTCCGGGGGAAGTTATGCGCGTTGATCCAAGCTTTGGCGGCGCTCCCGCCACTCAGAATACCGAGAAGGTTTTCTTGAACAGCGGCGGCGTCGTCGTCACCAACGCGCGATTCGTCGTGCCTGGGCAGACATTTGCCATGAGCGGCGTAACCTCTGTGAAGCACTGGCGCACGCCGAGGAAATGGCTGTTTGGCGCCCTGCTCATCCTCTTTGGACTCCCAATGCTGATTACCGGGGCGAGCATGGCGAGCGTTGGCTCGTCGACGGGACCGCTCACCCTTGGCCTGATCTTAGCCGCTCTCGGGGTCTATCTGATCTGGCGCGGCCGGCCGCAATCCCAAGTAAGGCTTCAGTCCGCATCGGGCGAAACGAAGGCGTTCGCGTCTTATGACGACGCTCAAATTCGCCACATCATTAATGCGCTATCCGAATCGATCGTGTTCCGAGGCTAGCCAGGTGATTGTCAGAGAACGCTGTCGGAGCGGGGCCGGCATTCAGGGCACCCGTCTTTTGCTGCCCTTGGCGACGGGCTGCGAGTCGATGGCTGGGTTATCGAGATGCCGTTCAATCACAAATATGTGCTAAAGTTTTCCCGAGAACGTGCGATATAAGATCAGAGAGTGGATTGATCCACGAACCAATGTCGGTGCCTTCGAGGAAGGCTACGACGCGCTCATCGAGCCGGGAGATTCAAAGTGCGACGATCGTTTGCGGTACCTTCGCGACCAACCGCCTCAAATGTGGCGCGACCCGCACGCCAAGAAACTGAGCTGGGAATGTGATGAAGACTGCAAAGACATCTACGAAATTCGCTTTAAATCAAATAACCTCCAACAACGTCCAATGGGTTACTTTGGACCCGGCTCCGACGAATTTACCGTGGTCATCTGGGTTACCCATAAGGAACGACACAGTGTCAGCAACTTCTGCGCAAAAGCCAAGCAGCGGTGGGCAGACGTTCGAGCAGGACGTGTCGCCACTAAAGAGGTCGAGATCGACTAAGCCGAGCAAGCGCTTGCTCAAAATGCGATCAAAGACATATCGTGCGGGCATGGCGGAGGCGAATGCCGGAAATAGGGTTGCGTTCCAGATCAGACTGCTGCGGGAGCGCGCCGGCATGACCCAAGCTGACCTCGCCGAAAAACTGGGTACTCGCCAGAGTGCTGTAGCTCGTCTCGAAGATCCGGACTACGGCAAACAATCCCTCTCGGTGCTGCACAAAATTGCGGCAATTTTCGACGTGGCTGCATGGGTTGAATTTGTGCCCTTCTCGACTCTCGTTCAACGAACGGCAGATTTGTCGCCAGCAGCGTTGACACCGGCACCGTACTCCAGCGAGTTTGACGAAGAGGGGCAACCCAACACCAGCGTGACTTTAGCGGTTGACGGAAGTCCGATCTGCGCCAGAAACTTTATGCGCGCGACCACCGGCGGTGCTTCTTTGTTCATTCAAAGTCCACACGTTAATTACGTAAAAACTTTTAGTTTAGACATCGGGAAAATCTCATGAGCAAAATAATAAAATCGACCGAGAATGGAGTATCCGTGGTGACAGAAATCCCGGATGACGCGCCCCGAATCAGCGGAAACGGTTTCGGTCCTGCCCTCCTCGGATTTCCGACGACTATTGTTACAGTGTTCCAGCAGCAGCTTTCCGCGGAATCAACGCCTAGCAGCATGGAGCGCAAAGTTGTCGTGACGCTGGAGGTCCCGACAATATCCATTCTGGAACTGGCCCAGACAGTACAAAAGGCAATGCGCGAGAACAAAGCTGCCATGCAAGGCGCAATGGCGCAAATGCACGCCATCGTTGACAAAGATATTTGATCGACTGCGCGTCCCCGAAGCCCCGCTCCCGCGGGGCTTTTTTACGCAAAGAGACGCCGAAGGCATAGCTGCGGCTCAGGGACACACGCGCCTGGAGATCACCTAGCGCGCACGAATTCTTACACGGCGTAAGGCGCTGCGCAATCGGGTGTTTTGTCTGACCGTTTCTAACGGGTGACGCTGCCGCACAACGACTGCGTCGCACAGCAAATACGTCGATTCGATTTCAAATACATTTGTATTGACACATCTTAAATACGTTTGTATTCTTCATCTCACGCACTCACCGACCTACCGGGAGACCTTGAGATGAGCACCCTGCACGCACCGGCGCCGCGCCTCACCAAAGCAACGCGGACCACAGACGAGATCGACTGCTTCGAGAACGGCGGAATGACCGATGCCGAACTCGCGCAGTACGAACGACGCACGGCCAAGCGCCCGCTGATCTGCTTCGCGATTCTCGCCGCAGCGCCGTTCATCGCAGAAGGTCTCTGCCGTCTCTTTGGCGCTTGGTAATGCGCGCCTTCGCAAAATACGTGGCTGTGACTACCTCCGCACTCGCAATCGTTGTTCTGCTTTGCGCAACGGTTCAGCAGTGGGACGAGCACGAGGCAAGCACTGCCCTCGCCTGCCAGGCGATTCGCTGCACCTGATCCCGTAAAGGCTCACCGATGAATACGTTTCCCGTGATTTTAGTACTCCTCTTCATGGCAATGGCCGTGGGCATGTTCGCGGGCTTCATTCTCGGGAGTCTTTGCGCGACCGCGACTCACGCCGATGCCGCCGATCCGTTTCTCGAACACGAATGCGATGCGCACTATCCGCGCATCGGCGATTGATCATACCGCGCCGGAGTCCCTGACATGGCTTGTTCTGATGCCACGGTTGTCCTGCTGATCGGCGCCGTCATCGTCGCGGCCGCAGCAGGCGTGTTCCTGGGCTTTCTTCATCTGCGTAACAGAAAGGACTGACATGCCCGCGCCGATTTTTATCACCGATGCAATGGTCGCCCGCGAGTTTCGCCTGCAGCGCTGCGCCGGGTCCGCCGTCGATGCGATCACCAACCCAGTCGTCCGGCGCTGCCTGGAACTGGGAGCTCGTGCTCGGGCTGAGCGTGAAACCACCGTCGATTCCAGCAACCACCGCGACGCGAAACTGCGCGCGGCCAACGACCTCGACTGACATGTCACGTTGCCACGTCCGCTGCCGCCACTGTGCGACGCGTCGATGCCTGCGCCGGAACCCAAGGCATTACGCACGACTTCCCGCCTGCACGGTGTGCGGCAAGCGCAACTATCGGGTCGATCGCTGGATGAACAGGCGCGACACCGGCAAAACGCGGTGCGACTGTGCCGGCTACTGGTTTCCGCACCGCCGCGGTTCGCTGTTCTGCTGGAACCGCGCTGACGGAACCGGTCGTTATCCCGGCGATGCAGATTTCGCCGATCGCAACTACGACGGCCTCGCGGCCTGAGCGAGCAGCAATGCCCACCATAGCCCAGCTTGCCGGCATGTTGCCCCGCGACCCGAAGTTTCGCGAGTGGCTTTCGTCGGCAACGCAGGTCGAGCAGCTGACCGTCGACGAAGCCGCGGAAGTAATACGCCACGTGTGCCAGATCGACAGCCGCCGCCGACTTGCCACCGACAAGGCCGCGGCCGATCGCTTTCACAACCTCTTGCGCCGCCCGTTCGCCGAGTGGCGCGCAAAGCAGCACTAACCCACCCTTGATGGAGAAGCAGATGTCCCTCTTTGCATCGCTGCACCCACTCGCGCAACGCACCACCCTCACGCTGCTCATCACCGCCGAAGGCGACCAGCTGCGCGTGAACGTGACGCCGCGCGCGAACGACGACACGAAGGGCGAGAAAACGCTCTATCCGTTGTCTATTCTCGCGACGCCCGAAGAACTCGACCGCGATTTCGCCGAAGCGGTTTCGATCTATGAGCCGAGCACGCTCTCGGTGCTCGACCAGGCGCGCGCCGCGAGCGCAGCTAACGGTACCGTCGATGCAGGGACCAAAGCGCTACCTGCGCCCACGCCGAAAGGCACACGCGGCCGCAAGCGCACCGCAGAACAGCCGGCACCGGCCGAGAGCGATAACGCGGCCGACGCCGCTGGCGACACGCCGCCGACGGATCCGCGTCAAACGCAGATTCCCGGCATCGATCCGGGCGCCGAACCCGCCACTGCCGAAACGCCTGCTGTAGCTGCTGAGCAGGATTCCAGCAACGCACAGCCCGCCGTCGAGGAAGACGGCGTCGACCTGCTTTAAGGGGCGCGCGATGAAAACCGAAACGCTCGCTCGCGAATTCCGCTACAACGGCGCGAAGCTCACAGATCCGTCGCCGACGTTTTCGCTTCAACAGGTCCGCGACTTCTACGGCAATACCTATCCCGAGATCGTCAACGCCGAGATCGAGGGGCCCGAAGTCGTCGGAAACAAGAACGTTTTCACGTTCCGTCGCGCCGTCGGCACCAAAGGCGCAGAAGACGAGCTCATCAGCGTTCGCAAGAAAATCGGGCGCGTCCTCCAGAACTGCCGCCGGATGCCACCGTCCATCACCGCGTATCTCGTCGAGGTCGAGCGCTTCGCGGGCGCGCACGTTTGCCCGCTGCTCGATGAAGAAGTCGCGTTCATCGATGCGCTGTACGCGCGCTACGTCACCGCCGCCTGCGCACTGGAGGCTATATCGTGACGCTCGACGATCTCCGCGCGGAGCTGGAACGCGGGCCGCTCGTTTCGTCCGGACAGCATCGGATCGAAGCGCAGGCCGCCAATGGGCAGCTCGCTCGCCGCCTGTACGTCCTCGCGTCGCGGCCTGTCGCTGGCGTGCGCCTGCAACTGCCCGTTTCCAGCATGCCGGTGCTGCCATGAGTTTCGCGCCAATTGCCCTGCCTGCGCTCGTCGATATTCCGGCTGCGTACACGATCAGCTCAGGCGAGTCGTTCACGTATCCGCTCGTCAGGTCGCTGCTCGATTCCGGTGTGATCGAGGCCGAAGATGTCGCGCGCCGCCCGCGCTCGGAACTCGCCCTCGCGACGAGCGCGCTCACCCGCCGCTGGAATCGTGTTACTGACGGCATGCGCATGTTCGACTGGAATCTGAGGCTCGAACAGTCACTCGATGGCTATTCGTACGACTCGCTCAAGCGGACAGATCAGGTGTGGGCAATGGTGCAGACCACGCACGGCCCGGTCTCATGCAGCCATGTCTCCATCGGCGGTGCGATCAACGCGCTGGAACAGGTGCGTGAGGGATTGGGCCAGACCGTACTTGCAGCGCTCTATGACGCCTGCAACATGCTCCCGACGATCTGCACGCCCGCTTACGCCCTCGGTCTCGCCGAATACACCTACTGGTACGGCGAGTCGGACGAGTCTGTCGCTATCGAGGAAGCGATGAGCCTGCACGACTGCCAGTCGCGCGAGGAACTGATTGAGACATTCGATTTCTTCACGCGAGACAAATTCTTCCGCGACATGCCGGAGTGGGCCGCCGAACCGAAACGGGTGCTGTCGCGCGCTCAGGTCAGGCGTGCCGCTGCTCGCGATGAGTTCGCCACCGAAGTGGTCGCGGCAATGGACGCCATTTGGAACATTGCGCGGTTTTATGGACCGTTCGCGGATGTCGGTACCGGCGGCGCCGGGCTGGATGCTATCGACATCGCTCTCGTTGTGCGGTGGACGGAAGATGACGCTGTCGGCCGGGTGATCGACGATTTCCTGCAATACATAGCCGATGGAGAATTCCTCGGCGCGGCATCCGCAACGCAGCTTGCCATCGTCGGCGGCGATATTGCGACGTGGCTCAGGCAGATGGAGTCGACCGCGCTGCTGGCAAAAGCTGTCGAGCGCCTTCTCACAATGCTCGGCCGCGAGGAATACCAGGCAAAAACACTCGTGCGGGTGTTCGCATGAAATCCGTCACGATCGCCCAGGACAACGACGTGGAACTGCAGCTCGACAGCGCCCTGCTGTTCTATCGCTCGGAAGGCACGCAACACGTCTACGCGACGCAGCACGCGGCCCGCGTCGTCGACGGCCGTCCGACGCTGCTACCCGGCGTGCCGATCACGCTCGACCAGTTGGCTGAGATCGCCGAGATCGGCGCGCGCAAAACCAGCTATCGCGGTTTCGTGCATGAGCGCGTCGTCTATTTCGCGCCGAACATGCTCGCATGGTGGATTCCAGCCTCCACCCGCCGGGTGTGGTTCAAGTCGGCCGACAAGATCGGTGAGCGCGCCGGCGACGCTAAACATCCGCCGCTGGTGTTCATCGTCAACCGCGACAGCTGGTCGATTTTCGCGTTGCGCGATAACGAGCGGCCGGGCCCGGCGACGAAGCTGTACACCGCGCCTTATTACAACGTCTGGGAAAACGGCGAGATCTGCGTCGGCAACGTCACGACTCCCGACGCCGTCAATACGGCCAGCATCAAGCCTTTCGAGGATGCATTTTTTCGCAGTCGATTCACCCACCCCAATAACGAACGACTTATCCACAGGCGCGGCGGCGCTGAACGTCTGTGGCTCGACCTGCTCGACGGCGCCGAATTCCCCCTGGACCGCCTGATCGACACGAAGCGAACGCTCGCGGACGTGATCGGCAACATCACCACTCTGGACTGACGACATGGAAAAACTACTCGCCCTTTTTCAAGACGCTACGCAGGCGGGCCTGCGCGACATCGCAACCGCACTTGACCAGTTTTCGAAAGGTGTCGCCGACGAGATTGCCCGGGCAAAGCCGCGCGCGATCGCCGCGGCCGAAGATGATGAAGAGCTGCCGCTCGACGTCGCGCTGTTCGATAGCGCGCCGACGGTTGCGGTACCGAAGCATGCACAGTTCGCCCCGCTGCTCGAAGTCGGCCATCGTTTCCTGATGACCGCCGAGGGCGTATTCGTCGAGGTGCGACGCCCGTGGCTCCATGTGATCCAGCAGCTGGCCAAGCACAACGACGTGGGCCCGAAGCCTCCGTATGGTCTGGTCATGCCGAAGATCGAGCTCGCGTTCGGCCGACTCGGCGTCGCGCTGCCGTTCGTGCAGGCGTTCGCGGAAGAAGCGCAAAGCGCCCTGCCGAACGAGCACGCCGCGTGGATCGTATGGGACAACGACAGGAAGGAACTGGCGTACAAGGCCCTGCATGTCTCGTCCGTCACGCCCGGCGCGATTACGTTCGAACGGCCGGAACTGCAGTCGCACGAATCGCTCGCGATCGACTTGCACAGTCACGGCGCAACGCCGGCGTTCTTCAGTGCACAGGACGACGCCGACGACGCTGGTGAAGTGAAGATCTCTGCGGTGCTCGGCGGCCTCGGTGATGGTGGAACGCCGAGCGTAGCGTTCCGTCTCTGCGTGCTCGGGATGCTTATTCCGCTGAAGGTGCCGGCGTCGGCCGTGTTCAAGGTTCCGGAGCCAGCATGACCCACATCACGCCCGCACATTTTCTCGATCGGCGCGTGAATATCGCGCTGATCGGCTGCGGCGGCAACGGCTCGCAGATGCTGACAGGCCTCGCGCGACTCAACCACGCGCTGACCGCGCTCGGACATCCGGGCTTGCACGTCACCGCGTTCGACGGCGACACCGTCAGCGAGGCGAACATCGGCCGCCAGATGTTCAGCCCGGCCGACGTCGGCATGCACAAAAGCGTCGTGCTGGTTCACCGGCTCAACGCGTTCTTCGGTCTGGACTGGCACGCCCGGCCGATTCACGCGGGCCCGAGCGAGCTAGTCAATGTGGGGGCGGGAATTGCCGTCGTGTGCGTCGATAGCGCAGCTGCTCGAGCAAAGCTCGCGCCGATCCTCGCGAAGACTGCCGCGTACGTGATGGATCTCGGCAACCGCGCGAGCGACGGACAAGTGATTTTCGGGCACAGCTTTGCACACGGCAAGAAACCTTGCGGGACGGCGCTGCGCTGGCCGTACGACGTGCTGCCCGAGCTGATAGACACAACCGTGCCCGAAGACGACACGCCGAGTTGCGGGCTCGCCGAAGCGCTAGAGCGGCAGGAGCTCTTCATCAATCAGGCGATCGTGACGCCGGCGCTGGGGATCTTGTGGGAGTTCTTCCGGCACGGCCGCATCAGCTGGTGCGGCGCGTTCGTCAACCTCAAAACCGGGCACGTTCGCCCGCTACCTGTGGATAACTCGCAATGACCAATCTCCGCTTCTTCTGGATCGGCGAAGAGTCCGAAATCTTCGCTGCCGAATCCATCCGCCAACTTGCGTGCGACGACGGCCATGCAGGCACTGGAATCGATCGCTGGGAAGATCACCCCGACCGCGGCGTGCTGTTGTTCGACGAGGAAGGCGAGATGATTGAGTGGGGCGAACTTGACGCGATCGCCACCCGTATGACTCTGCGCAATCGCGGCGACGACGATCGCCCATTGGAAACCCTGCGCGGCAACCTGTACGACCTCTACGCGTGGACGGACGGCGGCCGCTTCAATCTGCCCGTGATGTTCTGCACGCAGTACAACTAGCGATGCCGCTCGATCTCATTGGCGGCCATCATGTCGGCCCACTGTTCGTGCCGGTAAAGCGCCGCTCACCGATCTTGCGCACGAGCCGTCAGCACGGCATGCGCCGCCGGGCGCGTGAGCGGCGCGCCACGCCGCCATGGGCCGACAAAGCGAAGATCCGCGCGATCTACGGAGAGGCCGAGCGGCTAACGCGCGAAACGGGCGAACAGCACGTCGTCGACCACATCGTGCCGCTGGCCGGCAAGCTGGTTTGTGGGCTCCACGTCGACTACAACCTGCAGATCATTCACTGGCTGCCGAACGCCCGAAAAAGCTGGATGACGTGGCCCGACATGCCTTTCGAACAATTGGAGCTTCTATGAGTGAACCTACATTGCCCGAGGACCTCAATGCCGGCATGGTCGCCGCACTGGCCAAGCTGATCGGCTCGATTACGGGTCTCGTGGCGCCCCCTGCTAATGCCTTTCCGCCGGAGTGGCACGCCGCGCTGAGCGATTTCTACCGCACCGCCAGCGAAATCGCGGCCGAGAACCTCGCATCCAAGGCAGCACCAACCGCGGTTGCGTTCGACATGCTCGCGCATCTTCAGCGTCAGCGTGTGTTCTCGGAACGTACGTTCGGGCCGGGCAAGCGCACAAAGATGGTGGCCGACCATATCCGAAAGGAACTGGACGAGGTCGAGGAAAACCCGTCCGACCTCGCTGAGTGGGTCGACGTGATATTGCTCGCGTTGGATGGCGCGTGGCGCAGTGGTGCGTCGCCGGCGCAGATCGTGGCCGGGATCGAGGCGAAACAAACGAAGAACGAAGGTCGAACGTGGCCAGACTGGCAGACAGCCGACCCCAACAAGGCCATCGAGCACAATCGAGCGCTCGACGAAACTCCAATATCCATTCCGCAAACGGCTACCGACGCAGCGCGCGATGTTCTCGCTGAGCGCCAGCGTCAGGTGTCCGTCGAAGGGTGGACAGCGGACCACGACGACGAGCTCGACGGTGGCGAGATAGCGGCGGCGGCCGCTGCTTACGCGCTGCGCGCAGCTGACAACCTGCACCCTCAGTCTAACGGCGACGGCGATTATGCAGACGGCACGCCCCCTGACATGTGGCCTTGGCACGAAGATTGGTGGAAGCCAGCCACTCCGCGCCGCGATCTTGTCAAAGCCGGCGCACTAATCCTCGCAGAGATCGAGCGACTGGATCGAGCATCGATCGCGGGGTGCCGATTCGAATGAAACTCCTACGTGCGAAGCCTTCGCGCTTGGTCCGAAATGACAGCCCTGTGTATCGCAAATTCCGCCGCCCACTCCCGAAAATCGTTGATTCGTTCCCCGTTTACCTCGATAGCACCTACCGGGCGAGTGAGGCGTCCCACGCAGTCGCGCAAAACCCTCTTCGCGGAAAGGAAAGCCGTCATCGATTCGTACGGCTGAACCTCGTGCAAAGGAAGCTGATCGAGTGCTGTGAGTGCCTGCAAGAATCTCGCTTTGCTGGAACCGAAATGCCTAGGTTGAGGATTCTGAGCCGAGTCCCACTGAAGAATCAGCTCATGAAGCGCGATTTCGACGTCTTGAAATATCGCAAGTATCCCGTCGAGAAGTGCCAGTCGGCCGGAATTCATTTGGTGGCGCATAGCTCGACTCTGCCGCCAAAAAATAAAGACTGTGACGGCGATGCCCGCAATCGCGCCGATCGCTTGTACCCAAGCGGCACACACCTGCTGCGTCGCAGCTGTGGAAGGATCCATGCGTGAACTCCTAATTGTTTTTGTGCTTGAAGGAGTTAGAGAAATCCTAGCGGAACGGTAAAGCGTCCTGTTTCCAAGGCGCTTTACCGTGCGGGATTCGAACCCGCGACCTTCTCCTTAGCAGGGAGGTGCTCTATCCGCTGAGCTAACGGCCTACATTGCCGCCTCGTGAGAAGCGGCAACGGGAACGAGTCTATTTGAGCAAAGAAACAAAATCAATATGTCTGACGAAGCACACCGTGTAATCGAAACAACGAAAAAGCAATGGGGTATCAAGTGAGCATTGTCTCGAACGCAGAATTGGTCGAGCTGACTGGCGGCCTGACGCAAGGTGCCGCACAAATTCGTTGGATCAAGAGAGCGCTCGGCATCGACGCGCCGCGTAAGGTCGATGGTCACCCGCTTCTCACATGGGAGCAGGTCAACCGCGAGCCGGGCGCACAGCGCCGCACGGCTCCAAAGTGGAAGAACGCCGCATGAGAAAGCCTGTGCGCGACGGCCTCCTGCCACGCATGGAGCCGCGCAAAACCAAAAAAGGCTTCACTTATCGCTATCACCCGGTCGGCGGCAAGCCGATCAACCTGGGCAGCGACCGTGTCGAGGCGATCCGCAAGGTGCTCGACATGACCGGCGCCGGCGACGACCTCGGCACGATCGCGCGACTGTGGGAGCAGTTTCAGGAAACCCCTGGCTGGAAGCGCTATTCGCAATACACGCGCGCCGACTACACGCAGTGCTCGCTCAAGCTACTGGAGATCTTCGGCGACGTGCGGGCATCGGACATCGATGCGACCGACGTCGCGCGCTATCTGCGGAAGGAGCGTGCCGACGCACCCGTCCGCGCCAACCGAGAGGCCGCGCTGCTATCCAACCTCATCGGCCTGGCGATCGAGCGCGGCGAGGCGAAGCACAACCCTTGCCGCGAGGTGAAGCGCAATGAAGAGCAGCCGCGCACCGAGGCGCCCGAGCCGGCCGATTTCGCCGCGTTTGCACAATGGCTTTCCGCCCAAGGTGGCCAGCGCGCAATGATCGGCATGGCAGCTGAGTACGCCGCCGGCGCAGGGAATCGGAAGGTGGAGTTTCTGGATCTCGCGTGGCCGCAGATCGACCGGGCCGCCGGCCACATTCGGATCAAGCGCGCAAAGCAACGCGGCAAGAAACGAGGCGAAGTGATTGAGCAGATCGAGATCACGCCGCATATCACTCAGCTGCTCGATCGGCTCGACGCCGCTCGCAAAAACGATTGCCTGTACGTATTTCCAAACCGGTCAGGCAATGCATATACGCAAGCCGGGTTCAAGGCTATGTGGCAGAAATTGATGGTCGAGGCGCTGCAGAAGAAAGTCATTGCGCACCGCTTCACATTTCACGACCTGCGGGCCTATTACGTGACCCAACACAAGGCGGAGCGCGGCGCACTTCCCGACCTGCATGCCAACCCGGCGACGACGGCGCGCGTCTATGACAGAAGCCGGATTGTGAAGCGAAAAGCGCTGTGAAACGTGGGAACGAAGTTGGAAAAACCCTTAAGAATCAGTGGTCAGTTTACGACTTGCGTTCCCATTCATTGCTCTAAATCCCTTGTGGAGGCTGTATGGATATACAGGATTGTGATTCCTGTTGTCGTGGGTTCGAGCCCCATCAGCCACCCCAAAGAATTCAAGCGGTAAAGTTTTATGAACGGCGTTGTGAGAAATCACTGCGCCGTTTTTGTTTTGGCTTGGCTGTACGGTTTTCAACCGCTTCAGCGCGCCGCGCCGGAAACGTTAGCTCCGCCCTCATCCGTTTCAGCCGAAAGCCGTCCCGTGTTGCGCAGGGCCGATAGCACATCCTCGATTCGAGCGTCGTCAAGCAGGCGCCGGCCGGCGCGCAGGCGTCGTGCGTTCGTCAAATCAATGGCACGCTGCAAATCGGAAGTTTCAGCGGCGATATACACGGCCATCCCGTAGCCGTATCGATCGGCGAGTGTGTAGTCGAAGAAGTATTTCATGCTTCCGTTTTCGGCAGCCGCACCGAAAACTTTACAGCGAGGCCGTCAAGGCTTCTGATCACGCCTTCCCCGTGGCGTCATTCCCGATACCGCTAATCGCCCTGGCGCCCTGCCATCGCCAGACACGGCACCTTCGCCGGAATGAGCCCATCGCCGGTCAGTGCTGACTCGCATTCAGCAGCATCCATATCTGCTTGTGAGGCTCACCCGCCAGAATGCGAGCGAACACCGCCTTGCAGCGTACGCAGGTGTAGTGCTCCTCCACCCGCACATCCTTGACCGCCCCTCGATTATTCAGCGTCAGCCTGCCGTGCGGGCCTCGGCTGGCCGGCTGGCCGTAAAGCTCGGCGCAAGCGGCGCACGGTTGAATCCATAGGTCCATCAGAGTGCTCTCCCAAGCCACGGATTCAGATCGATATTCGCTGGAATCACGCTCCGTCCGCCACTTTTAACCCCGCCGTGATCCGGGCCTTTAATCCCGTGAAACCCGTGCCAGACGGGGTCGGACCGTCGCTCACGCTTGTCCCGCCTACGTCAAGCCGATTATTTCAGAATCAAGAACAGTAATTTCAGATTATCGGCACAAATTCTCGATAGTAGGGGTATACACTGCTTTCCATCGACGTTGCAGACACACCTCACCGGCCCCTGCGACGCCTTCCTTGAAATGAAGTCGAAACGTTCCCGGAGTCACACCATGAAGACCAAGCTCATCGCCGCCCTGCTGGTTGCTGTTTCTGCCTCGATCGCCGCTCCCGCTTTCGCTAGCGGCTACGGCCCGGCACCGTTCTACCGTCCGTCGGTCGGCGCACCGGCTTCGCAACAAGGCCAGAACGCACAAACCGTCGCAGCTGAACGCGCTAATGCTGAATCGAATGCCTACGGCGGCGTGAAGAACGTGTCGTCGCAATCGGGTGCCAAAGAGCCGGTTTCGGGCCCGCAATCGGTTTTCTTCGGCCACTAAGCAGTAGCCGTTGAACCGGCTGCCTCACGAGAGCAACCGGTAAACTGGGCGCCGCGCATGCAGTATCGATGCTGGCGCCCAGTTGCGTTTACCCGTTCCACAACCGTTCCTCTGCGGCTCCACAACCGGCCACTGCTGCCAGCGTGCTGCTCATTGTCACCGCTTCGCGACGCCGCGGCGGCTTATTTCTCCTCGGGCGACTAAACGGCAAGGCCCGCGTCGATCACTGAGCGCGCCGCCTGGAAGCCTGCTTCGGCGGCGGCATGCTCCGTGGACCACAAGCTGTCTATATGCACGAGCCGCCAGTCGACCACCACCGCGTCGTCCCGCAACACCCGAAAATGTGCCTTGACGCCCGTCAGCACCTGTTCGACGGCGACGTCGATGTCGTAGTCCTGATAGCGCTCCTGATAGTCCCCCATGTCGAGGCCTTTCGGCTCCAT